ATCTGTTTCAACTTCGGGGAACAGATGTCTTTCTGTCATTTCTTGAAGAATGCGATCGCGTTCTCCAGGATCTGTTACTGTGTTCCAGCGCTGAAGAAGTTCTTCCTCGGTGAGGGACATCTTTCTCTATCTTACATTTGTAAATTCAAGATAGACAAACCGCATAGTCCCTTATGATGGATGTAGAACGGGGCAATAGTTTCGTAGAAGAGAGCTGAATCGTAAGAGCATTTCACGCTTCTCCACATTTTCTGGACGTATTTTTTCAAGTGCTTCATTGAGTGAAAACCAGCCTAGGTTTCCAATTTCGCGACACATATGAGGATTCTTATCATCATAGGCTACGCTTGTTCCATCCGGAACATATACAATAAAATATTTGTGTGAATAATGGACTCGATTTGTTCCAAAAAAGGTTTCATTTAAGGGCTCCATATTGTGAATGACCTGTACATCTTTTTCTTCAAGTCCAGTTTCTTCACGCATTTCACGCAAGGCGCAGTCGATGTCTGATTCATTTCCATCTCGGCGCCCCTTTGGAAATCCCCATTCAGGTGTATTCCAAGTTGTTGTGCAAGCATTTACAAAATCTGCGATTGTTGCCTTATTGCCGGATACATCTAGACTAATGCCTTCACGTAATGCGATGAGCTTATTTCTAGAGGTCTCCTTATCCTTTTTGTATTGTACATCAGCACTCTCAGACCCCCACATTTCTGCCCACAACTCATCAAAATCACGTGAGACAAGAGATGCTCTTTCTTTTACTGTCATGCCAGAAATCTGCTTTTTAATATACTCAACGTCGTGTACAGAATACTTTCCTCTCAATATATCAACATATCCAAAACTATCCCGACGTTGAATAAGAAGAACTTCGATATTTGGGAATACGGATTCAAATCCAGTAACTGAATGTTGGTTTGTTGAAAGGATGTTTTCTTGAGACCAAGAATCATTTGAAACTCTAAAAAGGATTGTGCCAAAGCTAGTAACAGGTGCTTGACATTCACGGAAGTTATGACCTGTGTTACCGCAGTTGCTGCAGTGTTTTGTGCCTTTTTGGAAATGGAACATTTTTTGAAAGATGGTGCGTTCCCTTTAGTATGCTATGCTTTCCGATACTTTAGATAGAGGAGATGCATCTACCCCCTAGTACATGGGGACCATTCTTTTGGCATACAATGCATATCGTAGCCCTTGGATATCCTGTAAAAGCTTCATACGGACATAAGAAGGCTGCGAAAGAGTTTTTTGAATCATTGACGTTTTTAATACCGTGTCCTATTTGCCGAGAGCATTACGCAGAGTTTCTTCAGAAAATGCCGATTAGCCCCTTTCTTGACCGTCGCGATGACCTCTTCAAGTGGACAGTTGAACTTCATAACAGTGTAAATGAGACTCTAGGAAAGCCAAAGTACACTGAGGTGGAATCCATAAACTTTTACACACGTTTGGGGGCGAGTGGTCGTTCTCCAGTCTTGAAGCCAGACGATTTCGCAGAAGCTGATTTGCGTGCAATAATAAAGGGTATTGGTCTGGGTGTAGCGACAACAGTTACGATTGGTGGACTTCTCTGGTGGTTCCAAAAAGGAGAGAAGCAGTAAGTAGAGATGGAGTCAGCGAACTCTGATAAGATTCAAAAAGTTATGGAAGGACTGAATCTCCCTAAAAAGCCAGCTTCATCACCATCAGAAAATGTGAAAGAGATTGTGTTGAAGCCGATTATGACAAATGATGAAATCAAGGCGCGCGAAGGCACGTATTTTGACGAAAAGGCGATTAAGACAATGATTGAGGAAGATACAGATATCTATGGAATAGACCCTGAGAATCCTGATAAAAAGAAGTTGTTAGCAAAGTTTCGGAAGAATGTAATACCACATGACAAGATTATTCAGGGTTGGCAAAACTATTATATCACGGCAGCCCCCAGTCGCAACCGTGGTGCCGCGGCAGGTCCGATTCAGGCGAAGGGTGCATACTGGAAGAAACGCAAACCAACGGATATTACTGGTTGGTCGGCGCGCGAGGTGTTAAATGGAAAGGTCAGCAAGATGCGCGTAAATAACAATGTATTCAGCAGCGTCCTCGGATATTTTGAACAGACACCGTTTATGGGATTGCCATGTCGTTTGACATCATATACGCAGAAGTATTTCAAGTATTACAAGGGAGGTATTCCGTTTATTGAGGCGATAGACGCAGTGTTTAAGAAGTTAGTCCCCGAGCGTTATGCGCTTCAAAAGAAGGCGGTAGATGAGAAGCCATTTTTCAGAATAGCGGACACGGCGTTTTCGTCTGTTACGGTAAATCGGAACTTCCGCACGGCTCTCCATTGCGACGCAGGCGACTTTCGTGATGGTTATGGTAACTTGAGTGTGATTGAGCGTGGAAAATATCACGGCGGTTACACTATGTTTCCTCGGTATGGTCTCGGATTCAACTTGCGCACAGGCGACTTTGTTGCTATGGATGTTCATGAGTGGCACTGCAATACTGAACTCTATGAGACAAAGGAAGACAAGGAATACAATAAGAAGCTACCACCCATCTATTTTGACGACCCCTCTACGGGTACGCTAGGTGGAGACAAGTCCTTTACGCGTATTTCATTCGTGTGTTATTTGCGCGAGAAGTTGCGCAAGTGTAAGGATTCTGAGACACGAAAGTACTATAAGAAGATTGATTTTGACGTAAAGAAGGGACCTGCGAAACGTTCTGCGAATACTACAAGGAAAAAGAAAACAACATAAAAACAGGATGACCTCACGTGCTGAGGAGTTAGAAAAGTTATTAGGACCTATGAAGAAACTGAATATTAAGAATTCAAAGCCTTATACCACAGAAACGAGTGGGTTTTCCTTCAGTGGTCTTTTATATGGGATTGCTATACTTCTTCTCGTTATTTTCATCATATTGTTGGTTGTCCATTACACAGTCAAGCCGATATTTACATTTAGTTTTGGAGACAAGGGATTATTTGGACTTTCGAATACAAATGATGGTCAGCTTGTCTGGACAAAGGCGCCTGGTGCTGTTGATATAAGTGCGAATGTTTTGCGTGTGATACCGAGTGGTATTACGATTCAGCAGGACATCCTTGTGAATAATGAACCAAACATAGGATTAAAGCGGCGTGTATTCTTCTATAGGTCAAGGACTGCTATTAATGTAAAAGGTACCGTAACAGACCCATTTTACAACGACTATCCTGAGACGAATCTACTCATGTATCTCGCACCAGGTACAAACGATTTAACAGTCACAGCGATTACGACGAAGGGTAATAATGAACTATATCCTGAATCAACCCCGACTATTCTAAACGTTCCTGTTCGCCGAGTCTTCCGACTGACAGTCGTGCTTTTAGACCAAATGATGGAAGTCTATTTGAATGGTAAGTTGGTTGGAACAAAGACTTTCCGGTATCCACTAAGGCGAACAAATGGATATTTCTTCAGTAGTCCGCAAATCTTTAGTTCTGCGGTTAGGGTAATGAACTTTCAATATTGGAACCGTGCGCTAACTGCGATGGAAATTCTCAAGGCACCACCTGGATTAGCAGATATGAAAATGTTCAAGCTAGAGGGAATATGTGCCTAGAAGAACGTCTATGAAATTGATACATAATGTTAGAATGTGGGGCTGGATACTCCTCGCGATTATTGTAGTTCTCGTAATATACTTTTTGTATTTTTACGAGAGACCCAAATATACTGTAAATGTGGGACCATTTAAGTTAGAAAAGAGACCAGAGGTTGGCACTACGACAGAGTCGCAGATGATATTATCAAAGACGAATACGGGTACGTTCCAAGCATTTCTGTATCCTTTGCCGATTCAACGTACAGGGCAGTTCACTCTCTGTAGCACCACTGGTTCAAATAAGAAACCAGGTGAGCCTGATTGCGCTACTGGTCGTTATGGGATGTGCGTTTGCCAGGCAAATGACTGTTCCCCTTGCAATCACCCAGGATATGTAAATATATTGAATCTGAGCAACGTTGTGCGTATTGAACTCTTGGCAGCACCTGATGCTTCGCGTCAGAAGGCATCGACAGCTCAGCTTGTAGTTCGGACAAAGCGTAGGAAGCAGGATAATCCTAACATGGAAACTGTTGAAGAAACAATGGTACTTCCTGATATCCCTTTCCAGAAATGGACAATGATAACGGTAGCAAGGGAAGGACGCCGCTTTGATATATATTATAATGCTTCCCTTGTGTTTTCAAAGCGCACACAGCACATGGTTGATATGGGTGCAGTGAATGGAAGCATAATCGCTGGAGATCCTTTACTGAATGGAAAGATTGCCTATGTGGAGACATTCCCCGAAAAGCTCACGGCAACACAGATATCAGCGAAGTATTCCACAAACGCGGATACTAACGGCGCACCTTATTTGAATGATACGAAACTTCCATTTGATATACCGATTTGTAAAGATGGTTCGTGCATCCGCGGTCCAAATGTGCGCCCATCGTCACCATTACAAGATTGGGACACTCAATATGCCTAATGTGTTCTACAAACTACTTACCTTATAAGTTCTTTTGAAGAGAATAAGATATGTATTGACAACTAAAAAACCTATGTTTCATCAGAATCAATGGAGTCTGTTCGTAATTCAGTTCCGGCAGGTTTGACACGTGGATTTGGTGGTGTCGTCGTTATTGTCCTGGCTGCAGTAGCCTTGTATTATTTATACAAATACCTGTATACGTCTTCGGGTATTGAGGCGGCTGCTATTATCACGCAGGCGTTGCGTGCTGACACGTCGAGAAACTTACCTCTATACAAGATTCCCCCCATTTATGAGGGTGGTGAGTATTCTATCAGTTTCTGGGCGTACGTGACGGGTTTCAAGGACCAGCTCGGTAAGAACAAGCACATCCTTGAGATTCGCGGTTCCGACTTCTCAACGCTCGTTGTTGGATTGGGCTCATTCACAAATAAGTTGCTTGTGCGTGTCCATACGCCCGGCGGCGGACAGACGACTGGCAGCGGGGCGGCTGGCTCAAGTGATCTCACGGCAGCGGGTGTCAAGAAGCTCTTTAACGACCAGGACCCCGGTCTGCTGCGCGATGTGATGCCACTTTGTGACTTACCCGAGGTTGACCTCCAGCGTTGGGTTTGCGTAAGTGTTGTGCTGAATGGACGCACATGCGATGTCTATCTCGATGGCAAGCTTGCCCGGTCATGTGTGCTGCCCAACTTCTTCAAGGTTGATAAGGCTGTACGCATGAAGTTGCTTGACTTTGGCGGGTTTGATGGCTTCCTGGGTGATGTCACTTGCTACAACTATGCGCTCAACCCTGAGCAGGCGTACCGCATTTACATGACGGGTCCCTCCGATGTGGCTGGTGGTGGCATCCTTGACTGGTTTAAGAACATATTCGACCTGAAGGGCACAGTTACATACAAGTTCCCCATGGCAAAGATAATAAGTGAAGATGGAGAATACACGTTCTAAAAAATGATGAAAGTATAGATGTCGGATCCTACAAACACAGGTGCGTTAGGACTAATCCTCGGCAAAGGCTTCTTTCAACAGCTTTTGCTGGCGCTCGTCATGCTGACGTTGCTCTTCTTTGTATTCTCGGCTTTTGAGTACTTGGTGATTACCTTCAACAAGATTGGTGGATCAACTGTTGAGCTTTTGCCAATAACTGTTACGGCTGAAGACAAGTCCTATGTTTTTACGCAGGACCCGAATGTGTCTTCACCAACTCTTAAGACGATTCCATTGTCGGATAATGAGCGTACTGGCATTGAGTTCACGTATGCCTTCTATATCTTTATTCATCCATCCACCTTTACGGGAGAGGACACGCTTCACCACGTAATGCACAAGGGTTATGCGACGGCGTGGCCTTTGATGGGACCTGGTGTATTTGTACGTGGAAACTCCAATACACTCCGGGTGGTGATGAACACATACAAGAACCCATATATGTTTGTTGACGTAGAGAATGTGCCCGTTCGTAAGTGGGCGCACGTTGTCATTACGTGCCGCAAGAACTCATTGGAGGTCTACATCAATGGCAATCTCCGCAGGAAGCTGCCATTTGAGGGAACTCTGCCTTACCAGAACTTCCAGCCGCTGACGCTTTTCAGCCCCCTGAAGCTCTATTTGGAGGGCGAGGTGAAGGTTCAGGCATTGCCAAAGGATACGAATATTCGTATTGATGGGGCATTCCGTGGCAATCTCAGCCGCCTCATCTATTTCTCGTATGCGGTATCCTACACAGAGATTCAGTCGCTCATGAATATGGGACCCTCAACGCAGACGGTCGCAAACACGCAGGATGTACCTCCTTACCTGGCGGACACGTACTGGACAACAAGCTACCAGCTACAGCAATAGTGTAATAACACAAACACAAACACAAATATAAATATAAATCCTTCTACATTTGTTTTTAAAGAGCAAATGAAGAACGAAGACAGCGTAAAGCCTAAGAAACAGCATTCTAACAGCTCCAGTTAGAATGACAGGCGGCGGGTTAATAGCTCTCGTAGCCTACGGCGCTCAAAATGTGCTTTTGAGTGGAAATCCAGAAATGACATACTGGTACAAAATATTTCGTCGCTACAGTCATTATGCCCAAGAAAATGTATCTGTCGCATTGGAAGGTCAAAATGAACTATTCTTCTCTCAACCAATCAAACTTCGTGTGAAACTTCAACGTATCGGCGACTTACTAAGTGATATGTATTTTTCATTCAGAATACCCGATATATACAGTAAATACGTTCAGCCGCAAGACCGCACCTCGCAATGGCAATATCAATGGGTGCGTTTTCTTGGAGCAGCCATTATTCAGAACGCTGCGTTTTTTGTTGGCGGTCAGAAAATTCAAGAAGTGGATGGCACCTATTTGCTTTCTCGTGCCATCATTGATTATGACGCAAATGAGTTTGAGAAGTGGCGTATTATGATAGGCGATGTTCCTGAACTGACAAACCCTGCGAATGGTATTTACGCGGGTGGTACTGAAAGTGTAGGATATCCAAATGTATTTTTGAATCCTAATAGACCTTCAGGTGCGCAGTTGAATCGTCCATCTATACCTGGGCAGGAAATCCATGTACCTCTTGGCTTCTGGTTTTCAGACAATCCATCCCAGGCGCTACCACTTGTCGCATTACAGTACCATGATTGCGAAGTTCAGATTATTTTGAACTCTATACAGGACATTTATACTATTCTTGATGCGTCTGGATACCGAGTGAACCCACTCTATAAAATGTCTGCGCCGACAGAGTTGATCCAGGTGAATATGCCTGAATATGTAGCGAGTAACGACCAGGGCGCTGAGTGGCGCTATTTTGCTACCGATGTTGGTGCGTCTGTTCCGCCATTAAATAACTGGTTCTTAAATCCAAGATTACAATGTACGTATGTATATCTCACAGATGAAGAACGTAAGACATTTGCCACACAACCTCTATCGTATCTTTTCCCTCAGATTACACCCTATCAGTTCCCTGCGTTATACAATCGTCAGATTCTAGACTTATATACACACAACCCGATCGCTCGTCTTCTTTTTATTCAGAGACGCAGCGACAGTATCCCGTATAAGAATGACTTTGCTAACTTTTCCAACTGGTGGGACTTCCCTCGCGTACCATTTGTACCGACACCAGGGCAAACCCTTATTAATACAATGACGAACTCAAGTGGTCTCTTGATTCCACAAGGACAGGCAGGGATTCTGAGAGCGTTGCGTGTTTTGGCGGACGGCAATGAGATTCAGGAGGAAAAGCCGATTGACTATTTCACAAAGATTACACCGTGGAAGACGATGAGTGGAAAGTCGATTCCGATTAACCCGATTCCTGTCTATAACTTCATGCTTCATTCTCCAAATACGCAGCCGTCAGGAAGCATCAACGCGAGTCGTATTAAGAACTTCCAAGTGGAGGTTGATTTCTTTCCTTTGCCCACTGAGCCGAACTACGTATATGATTTAACTATATATGTAGAAAGTCTAAACTTCTTTGAAGTGGCGGGTGGTATGGGTGGACTCAAGTATGCGCTGTAAATCTAAACCGAATAGCAGTAGTATTAAATATAGCCATGACAGAAATAACAGAAACAATCGAAACAAAATATTATATATATTATGTTTCTTTTGATTTAGCTGCCCTTGTTGACATAAAGAATACACTAGAGGAAGCAATGAAATCAATCACTGATATAACAATGTATATTCGTGAAATAAAAACTATAAATGGCAAAGTTATTTCTCAGAAGGACGTTTATCCCGTAAACGAATCTCCATAAACCCACTCTTGCGTGTTGGATTTAGAGTAACCCAATCGGGATATTTTTTGAGTAACCATTTTACAGCAGTCTCTTGTTTTTTACGACGTAGGGGGTCAGTTTGCATACCCCCAGGCTCAGTATAGAAGGCAGTCTTCGGTGCAACAAAGTTAAGACGCACAACAGTCCCATCTAAGTCATACATGCGCAGTGTACGATAATAATCTTCTTTTTCACCAAAAGGAATATCAAGTCCATTTTCGCCTGTTCCAGGGTTTATTATTCCAAAAAAGCAACCAACAACAAACTTCAAGTCAGTGCTCACAGTATCTTTCATAAAGAATCCGTTGGCACTTGGATAAATGCCCCAAAGACGGGCGCCAGCCTTATCACACTCTGAGAATCCTTTTTGAATGATACGTTCTAGTGAAACAAGAGGCTTCTCATGACGAGGTTTAGCCTCATCAAACTCTAGGAACCCTTTTATATCATCGTCCATGAAGACGATTCGTTTCCCTTTCGGAAAGTAATCTGCGATAAAGTTGCGAACTTCTGCTAATCCCTTTACACCCACAATAATCTTATTGTAAGAGTCCTTTTCTATAGTATTCCGGTAGATTTCCTCTTCATCTTTGTCGGCAACAAAGATATAGATTTTGGACACGGGGATATTATATTTGTCAAGGGTGGCGAGAGTTTTTCCTTTGAGTGTTTCTGCTCGTTTATAGGACGGGATACAAATGATATAGTCCTTTTTTGCCTTTCTTGTTTTTGCCACCATCCTATACTCTAGTAAGAGTTTCTTCGGCAAACCTCTAGCAAAAACAAGCCCTCTAGCAGTAGGGAAATGTCCGGACTATGGGGCACTATTCAGGATGCTATTAAATCCGCCACATACAATCCTGAGGCGGCAAAGGCAATAAAGGAGGAAAAGCAGGAAATCAAGGCAGAGAAAGATAAGTTTCGTCAGCAACTCATTAAATACAAGGACCAAAGAACCGAGATGGTTAAAAAAAAAGAGATATCGCCATGGTTTAGTTATTGGTCTGATAAGTTTTTTGATGATGGTTTTAAATACATCGAGAGTAATGATCATAGCGTTGATGATATCAAAGAGCAAGAAGAACCATATAAAATAAAATGGAATGAGTTAATTCAAGCAAACTTTATATTTAAATTTGCTTCTGAATACATGAAGGTAGTAAAACCGAGTATTGAGGAACAAGTTGTGAAAAAACAACTAACAAGAAAAGTTGCAGATAAGTTTTTGGTTGTAGTAAAAAATGTTGAAAAAGAAATAAAGTTGGCAGATGAAAATCCTGATAAATATTCTTTCGATTATCTTAAGAAAAGGGGAGAGGCGTATGGCAAACAGCTAGAAACATTGAGGCAGGAATCAAGCGGCGGTCCTGAGGTCGATGTATCAAAAGCCCCCACATCAGAAGATATCGCAGATGCCGAAAAGGGTCTGAAAGACGCAAGAAGGGCAGAAATGTCTGAGTTTAGTATCTCACGCATGACAGAGACAGCACTGGGTACTGCGTTAACTACATTTTTCACAATGTTATCTATTGTCTTCTTTTTGATAGGTGGTACCTTGGCTGC